TCCCGCGCGGTTAAGAATGTCAGCCCAAGTAGGGACAACGTGGTTCCCAGTATCGACAATGGATTGATTAAAGTTGAATCCGTTAAGATTGAAAGCCATAGTGCTAACACCCAAGCTTGTAAACCAAATGCCAAGCACAGGCCATGCAGCCAAGAAAAAGTGGAGACTACGCGAGTTATTAAATGAAGCATATTGAAAGATCAATCGTCCGAAGTAACCGTGTGCGGCTACGATGTTGTACGTCTCTTCTTCTTGTCCAAACTTATAACCTTGGTTCTGGCTAACTTGCTCAGTCGTCTCACGAACAAGTGAAGACGTGACAAGGCTGCCGTGCATAGCAGAGAAAAGAGACCCACCAAATACGCCGGCAACACCAAGCATATGGAAAGGGTGCATAAGAATATTATGCTCCGCTTGGAAGACGAGCATGTAATTAAAGGTCCCGGAAATACCAAGAGGCATTGCATCTGAAAAAGAACCTTGTCCAAATGGATAGACAAGGAAGACTGCCGACGCTGCGGCAACTGGTGCGGAGTATGCGACAAAGATCCAGGGCCTCATCCCTAATCGATAACTAAGTTCCCATTCGCGTCCCATGTAAGAGTAGATACCGATAAGGAAGTGAAAGACAACAAGCTGGAATGGTCCACCGTTGTAGAGCCATTCATCGAGACTTGCCGCTTCCCAGATGGGATAGAAGTGGAGTCCAATTGCATTTGAAGACGGGACAACTGCTCCCGATATAATGTTGTTTCCGTACAGGAGCGATCCTGCAACTGGTTCACGAATTCCATCAATATCTACAGGTGGTGCGCCAACGAAGGCAATAATAAAACAAATTGTTGCGGCTAGAAGTGTAGGAATCATCAGGATTCCAAACCAGCCTACGTATAAACGGTTGTTAGTGGAAGTTACCCATTTGCAAAAGAGTTCCCAGTTATTTAGTTGTTGTGGTCTTGAAAGTACAGCGGTCATTTAAGTAATAGTTCATGGTTGGGTAAGTAAGATTAAGTAAGACCAGTTTTAAGCCTTGGCTGGCTAGAGCTAGGGGAGGAATTGCACCTCCCTTATTCTATTTAGCTATTAAAAATTGTACTTAAGTCCGGCCTTTGTGCCGTAGCTTGTAGTGTCTCCAGTAAGGAAAGACACCTCTCCATATACAGACAGTGCATCGTTGATGCCGTATGAACCACCGGCTTTACCAGATAGTTCAATGTCACCATCCTCACCATCGGGAGCCAGCAGCGCAGTTCCTCCCTGCACGTACCAGTTAGCACCTTCAAAACCTACGTGAACGTCCGTTGCGGATCCGGTGAAATCCGAGCCCGAATATCCGGAGTTCATTTCTACGTTCGCGTAAGGTCCGGCCTGTGCTGCACCAGCAGCAGAGATCAAGAGGCCAGTAATAATAAGAGATTTCATGTTTAATAATTAATTAGGTGGTTTATTTTTTGACGCAGTTGTTTACGCGCGTCCCGCTTTTAACTTTTGTACCTTGTTTCTTGTAACCCTTCCAGCAGGAAGAATCTAGTCGTGTCTTAGTTACCTTTTTTGATTTTTTTGCTGCCACTTTTCTTTCCTCCTTTACAAGATCCTTTGTGTCCGTTCTTATGCATTAGAAAATACCAGGGATAAGTTGTCCAGTTACGGCGTAAGCACCGATAGCAGCCATGACGCCAAGCATTGCCAGACGCCCATTGAGTAGCTCAGCATTGTGATTATGGTTCACTTTAGTTTCGTCGATGTACATTTGTGGTTCAGTCGGCCAGATTTGTGTGTCGTTCATTAAAAGAAGTTTGGTGATCGATCTAGTTTTTCAATGATTTCATTTCTGTATGCAGGGTCACGGTCATACCTTGAATCCTGCATAGCAGCTACTACTTCAGCTTGACTTTTGAACGTAGTTCCATCATTGCTTGGTGCTTTACCAGTAAGTAACTTACCTTCCACACCATTCTGTGCTTCATACATTGCTTTCAATCCTTGCACTGCAAACTCAATAGCTTTTGCATTGCCTGTCTCTACCAATGCATCAAAGCTTTCAACTGATGCTTTGTCCAGATTTTCACCTGCCCAAGTAACAATCTTTCCATACTGATCTTCACCACCAACTGAATCTTTAATTGAACCGACTTGTTTTTCTGACAGTTCAGCAGATTGTGATTGTGAGTTAGTTTGCGTTTCAATGTACGCCTTAACTAAATCCTCACTTGACATTTCTGTCAGTTTACTCATTGTCTCTTCAGACAACTGACCATTCTCGGAGTATTCAGAAGATGCATCATTTAAAAATGAAACTGTAGTAGGTGGTTCAACATCCTCTTCTACTGTCGTTACTTCTTCAGGGTCTTCAGAACGTTCACCTAACTTTTTTTGGAGTTCGATGTATGCACTTTCAAGTTCTTGTGCATTCTTGTACTTTCCAGCAAGGAGATCATCCTGTGCTGCCTGCATCTCTTCACCGACAGCAAGTGACTCCTGCTCATCTGCATTAAGTTCAGGAGCATCTGCCGGAGTGGAATCATATGTGAGAGTTTCAGCCATTAGTCATTTGTTCTTGTTGTTGTTCTTGTTGTGGTTGCTTAGAAGGATCCATCATTGGTGCTCGTGCTAGTTGACCAGCTTGATCAACAAGTGATTGCTGCTGTGCCATCTGTTGCTGCGCTTGCATCTCTTCTTGCATCTTCTGCTCACTCTTAACAAGATTCAGATAATCAATACCTTGAGCAGCAGCAAGTCGTTTGATTGCTTCTGTTGGTTCAATGTATTTCATCAATGCTTCTGGACCTAAAGTCTGAGCAATTGTTGTGATGAATGTAGTTAGACTTTCACGGTCTTGACCACGACCCAAAGCATTTACACCAGCCACAATAGTAGGACTGACATATTCTTTTGGGATCTTTGGCAACTGACCATTCCTTTGCAGGACAAGCATGGTCCTATTGAGATACGGAACTAGGAACTCAACCGTAAGCAGACTGAAGAGCCCCCCAAGTTGCTGTTCCAATTCCAATTGAGTGAGGCGTACCTCCTCAGCAGTTGTACGTTCCGATTGACGAATGTTCAACTGAAGGAATGCTTCTCCAATACGCCTCTCCAATTGCTGTGCCAAGTTGGCAGCAGTTGCGAAGTCTGCTGTCTTGCCACCTGTTGTGATGACAGACACATCTTCCTGCCGACCTTGCACAATTGCACCGTTACCTGCTTGCGCCAGTGTCTGCGGTTTAGTTGTAGATGATGGACTAACAAGGAAGACAACCTTTGCTGCTGCTGCAGAGCCTTCTACGAGTGCCTGAGACAATGCTTCTAATGCTCTGAAGTCACCAAGAAACTCTTCAACTCTGCCTCGTCCATAGTCTTCACCATCAACTGTATTGAAACGTAGAACTAACCAAGGGCTAGCATTCTTTGGTGCAGAACTCTTTGTTCCTGCCATTACTTTGTCGTAACACTCTTGATGCCAGTGCCACCTGCCGTTGTCGTAACGTACGTGGGTATAGACATCAACTTCATCACCGACGTTTGAGCCGATATCAACAACGTTGTTTGGTTGTGGAGTTTTAATCTCCTTTTCTATCAACTTCTTGTCGATGCTTTCCTTCGTGACAATTTCAATAACGTTACCGTTACCATCTCTGTTGACTACGAATCTATTAAGAGGGTAGTTCTTAAGTCCTTCCTTGCCCATATAGATCAAGGAATTACCACCTACAATTAAGTGCTTTAATGCTTGGTGAACTACAACACGATCATTAGTAGCAGCAATGGCTTCCATGATTGTCCGTTCCATTTTTGAAAAGGACAGGTCAAGTTCACTCTTGATCTCTGGTGTAATCTCTTCGCCAAGCTTATCTTCTTTTACTTGTAGTTTAAAGAATGTAGTCTGTGGAGGTAGAAGAGCCAACATAAGTTTGGCTGCTAAAGTCACTACAGCTTTGGCGCCGACCGATTGCCACGGTGTTACCAACCGTTTATGATTCATTCCAGTCTCGTTATCCTCTCGAATGAGATATGGAAGTGTTAGTTCAGCACAATCAATTGCTGTATCTAGAAACTGATGTCTATCAGATTCAAGTCTGCTATATCGTTCCCTTGCAGTAGCCATTATGCGTTCAAGCCTCCAGGTCTATTACCTGAATCAGACATAGGTACTAGCAGTGACGCAGCATCTCTCTTTTCAGCCTTAGGGGCTCGGCTGCTTTTAGAACCATACTTAATTGGTTTAGTTTTCTCTGGTTCAACAGCACGTTCAGGCTGAGTTGATCGTTGAGTTATTTGTAGTGGTTTTACTGGAGGTGGTGGTGTTACTTGTCTTACCTCTGGGGTACTTTGCTGGTTAAAACACATTAGTTTTCACATCGTTGGATTAGCCACTCCACGACTGAACGCTGGCCAGATCTATACATGATCTGACTCTGGGTCCAGTCTGGTGTAGGAGTAATTGGTGGATAGTATTCTTCTAACTCTTGTAAGATAGATTTAAGCTCAGGCCCATAGATAGGCTCAAGCATATTGGGGGAGGTTAACATTAGAGTGCTCGAAAAATGCTGGCATACGTGCAGACTTAGTGAAGGAAAGCTCAGGAGCTTTGCCTTGATACATCAAGTTGTCACTGGAATCCAGCCAAAATTTTTTGTCTAAATATTTATCGGTGTTGCTACCAAGTGGTTGCATCACCCAATTAATAGTTGCTTTGCGTAGCTTGTCCAGGCTTGGA